GCCGGACGATAAACACTGACCTCTTTACCATGCACGATAGACGTTACCGTTGGCAGTTGTCCGTTGAGTTGCTCGCTCGCAACAGCCTCGACGCTTAACAATGCGACACCGTTATAGTTCACGTCGTCATAGCTGATCTCATTTACCGCCATCAAACTCACAATCGAAATAGCATATTTAGTATCACCGGCACCGCCGTCGTCAGCCGTCACGCGATCAAGTTCTATTTGATACGTAGCCGAGGAAGGAAAGTCAATCCTCTCCATAACATTGTATTGGCTGCGTGTTTCAGCTGAGAATGTTAAAGTTGTATATCCTCCATAACTACCACCGGACAGCCGCCACCGATATCTAATCTGGCAGTCATACGGTAGGAATGACCCGTAGGCATCCATTCGATATAGTCCGCCAGGAAATCGCAATTGCAATTCAACGGCCTGAACATCGCCGACAGTTGTTACCGTGTCCGGCGTGCTCGTAATTGATTTGTTTTGACTTTGCGAAACAACGACATCGTTGAACCCGGAGATTATACTTTGGTCCCAATTACCGAGGCGTTGCGACACAGCAACATCAGCATAACTATCTATTGTATTACCCTCAAGTTTCAAGTCGTCGGTGTCCGGCGTTATGCTATCCTGATCGGTTGTATAGCCATTGATTGCCGAGAATGGCCCGGCACCCAAACCGATTAGCATGTATAGTTTGTTTTTGCCATCGGCCACGGCCTTAGTAAATGTTGACAAATACTGCCCGGCTATTTTGTGCACGCCATAAACTAATTGGATCGGTGTGCCGTTGCGTACCGTATTCTGAATCCCGTCCCAGCCATAAGTAGCCGATCCTTCGGTGCTGCCATTTGTTGGCTGATTCTCCGGTTTTGGCGGTGGCATAATCGCGTTGATAATCGCGTTGAGTGCGAATCCTACAACGAAGCCAATGATCATGTTAATAGCAAAGGCCGTCGCAATCGCCCAAAAAGGCACCGTTGCGCCCACCGCCACAAGCATGGCACCGATGACGCCAGGAAAACAACGGACGATTAACTCTTCGTCGTTGCTAACAAATTCATACAATGGTTTTTTAATTACCTTGCCATTGAAAATAAATTGTGTGCGTTTTGGATTGAGAATAAAATCCTTTGGCAGATAGTCGGCAATCGGCGCACCGATAGGCACATCAACAATTTCCCGTTTATGTCCTTCGAAAACGTCACGAATTATTACAAGTCGCGCCATCTGTATGCCTTTAAAAATTTGGTTCTGTATTGCCGAAACTTAGAAATTATCACACCTATTTTTTCCGTGGCGTGTAACAGTCTGTCTCCGGATAAATAAACCGCGCAGTGTGTGCCAACGCCGCAACCTCTGTCGTGGAAGATTAAAACGTCGCCCTCTTGGAATCCGCCACGAATAGGCAGCCAATTCTTACCTTTGTGTTTCTCAAACGCGTCGTTGTCTTCCGTTGCAAACTTCTCCGAGTATTCGCACGGATCGTCAATATCAATCCCATGCCAGCGTTTGAAATATTCAATCACCACACCGAAACAATCCATGCCGGTCTTATCACGGCCGCCATAAGAAAACGGTACGCCGAGAAAATCATTAAAGTTGAGTTCCCGTTTAATTGTATCGGCCTTAGATTCCATACAACCTCCCGTGTGGCAGTGACGGCGCACCGCCGAAATTCTCGGTGTTGGCGTGGTACCGGCAACCGTTCGCACCGTCGAGTGTGTAATCGCAAGATCCCAACGCGCCCGAATATCCGCAGTGGCTGTCCTCGTAAACATGCCGACATTTAGATCGGATGTATCTTTGCCGTGGGATTTGCAACGCAAAAAGATCCTCGTGGCCGAGTTCAAACGTTGCAATCTCTGCCGTGATAGTAATTTGATTAACCCGATAGGTGAACGTTATTTTCGAGGAGCTGTCATCTAAATTGTCCGCCTCAACAATTGTGATTGTAACGTCGCGGCCTAATATATTATTATTCTCAACATAGGCAACAATCGTCTGATCAATATTCGCAACATGGACACTCAGCCCTTCAAGGCGTCCCTGCGCGTTTTCTTTTATTGTCTCTATAATGGCAGGAAAGGCTGTGTATGTTTCGCTGTCGAACGTCACATCCTCAGGATAGGCAGCCAGGCGTAAGCTGTCGGTACCGTCAATTTCAATTGTAAACAGAGTTATCCACGGAGCCTTGTTTGTTAGCTTGTTTTTTGCAAGAATGAGCGCCGCAGTCAAAGTTTTCATACTAAATTACGCGACAAGGTACTCCTCAATTACCACCTGCATGGAATAGTTATATGCGTTGAGTTTTACGATATCCAAACTATCGGCCGCGAAATGCGCCGTCACGGTTTCAGAGAGCGCGTTAGTCGTCGGCACCGCCGCGCCGTCGTCGGCATACCCCCCACTCGGCTCCGTCCACGTACTCCCGGAGGTTGTCACGGCCGTGGCCTGTTTTAAAACATTGGCAGCAGTTGCGCCGACATAGATCCACGCCTTTGTCACATTGTTAGGAAACGCCGGAGGCGTGACGGTGAAGAGTTGTCCGTTGACAAGATCCTTATAATCAGAGTCCACCGATTGCTGTGTTTCGTTGTCACTCGAATCGGCCCATGTATATTTCGCGTGCCGCGTACGCGTGCCCAACGTGCCGCCAGAGGAAAAAGATACCGTTGGCGCGATATACGGCCGCGCAATCTTATCCACCGGAGAATAATAGAACGTGTCAGCCGGTCCGCTGTGATCACGAAAGAAGGCGCGGAGTTGCTCGGCCTGTGCAGGCGTCGCGTGCTTCCAATTCAACGACCACGCACGTTTCGGCCTCGGCCACCTGGCACGTAGTTGTACGGCGCCGGACTCAAACGGTGTTTGCAGCGTTTGAAAATTGGCCGTTGTCTTGTAACTGAATTCAGGTGTTATAATAAATGTTGCTACCATATTACACCGCTCTCACAGTCGAGCGCAATTGCGCATCACTACCGAGCGCCTTTTGAAATATCTTTGTTAGCATGTCTTGATTTTGCGCGAGCGAGGATCGGAAACTCCCCGCGTCATTTGTTTGAATGTTAAACGACACGTTGACCACGCGACCGCCTCCGCCTCCCGAAAGTTCAACCGGCACTTTTCTGTTTCCTGGCAGAGGGATAATTGCCTCGGCTCCGGCCTCGCCTGCAATAACCGGACTGTCATAGATTCCACCGCTGGCAGCAAGATTGCCGCCATATCCGCCAGCATTAAAATCAACACCAGGCATTGTCGGCGATATTGAATTTACGCCACCCGCCGATGTTGTTGTTGTGCCCGGTGCAAATAAACCGCCTATCCCGTTGATCAATCCCAACACGGCCTGTTTCGCCAGCATTTGCGCGAGAATACTTGTAATGTCCTGCACAAAAGAACGCACGTATTCTTTGAATGATTTCATCTTGCCAGTCATGGCGTCAAAGAAAACATTACCCAACGTGTTTTCTAACGCGCCGAAGGTGTCGGTAACAGCAAAGGCAAATTGATCCAATACCGTGCCGGTAAAATTGACGTAATCGACAACAGCATCTCTTGTTGCGCCCCATATAGATTCATTAAATTGTCGTGTTTCCTCAGCAAAATCAATGGCCGCACTTGCAGCAGCTTTTTTCGCCTCTTTGGCTGCCTCTAATGTCGTTGACATAAGACTTGTATCTGAAACCACATATTCTTTTATGTCAGTTATTTTCTTATTAATATAAGGTGATGTTTGTTTTGCATTTTCACGCACCTGCTTTCTAGCCGCATCAAGTTTTAGTCTTCTTTCTTTGGATTGTTCTTCTTCTCTGGCACGTATTTCAAATTGCTCTTTTTCTAAATTTTCTACTTTTTTAGTTGCTTTTTGAGCTCTTGATGTTTGGCCTATTGATTTAAATAAAAGTATAGATTTATTTAGTGCCTCTATACGTTTTCCGAGTTCTGTTTTTTCTGGAATCGGTGATTTATTACCAAACATCCAATCGCCGATATCACGCCCTAAAAAATCCATTCCTTTAAGAAACTTATCAATACTACCAGCCATAGTAGCAAATTGGCTAATAATCACTGGCAATGTTGTTTCAGATAACTTTTCCCAAGCAACGGAGAACTCATTCATCGCGTCGACCATACCGGTCAAATTGCTGCCGATATTTTCAAGCGCATCGCCCCGATCAACTTCGCCTTGTTGTATCTTTTCCAAAAGCGTTAGTTGGCTTTTTTGCTCTTCCGTCATTGTGGATTGAAGTTCAACAGATTTCTTAAAAATCGCACTAATCATCATCCGCTGCTTGACTTCTTGAGCCAAAACGCCAGAGCTTCCCACGCGCTTACGTTCAAGTTCAAACATCTTCTCCATATCAATGCCGAGAGCTCGCAACGCGCGAGGCGACGCCGACGATAAAGATTGAATGAGTTGTTGCAATGTTGGCAGGACTTCTTTACCGTAGGCACGCGATAAAAACAACGACGCCTCCGCCAACTTTCGAAATTCGTCTTCTGATTCAATAAGACCGGAGACAATACCTATATTGGCCTGCTCTAAAAGATCGGCATGGCTCACAGTGTTGTATAATGCCGCGTTCCAGCCAACAACAGCGTTTTTACTAGCGTCTATTTGCCCTCTTAATGTCTCAAATCCACGCTCAACAGCCTGTAGTTTTGCATAAGTCTTGACCGCGCTCCATGCTTTTCGCACACCGGCCCATCCAACATACGCGGCAACAACACCAGCAATAGCGCCCTTCAACTTTCCGGCAGCCATTGACATACCAGCCATAGACTTTGACATCTTTTTTGACTGTGTCCCGGTAGTTTTAGCCATGCCCTTGAATTGTTTCGAGAACATATCTTTTAATTTTACTGAAATTGATAGTGTAGGATTAGCCATCCTTGCGTGCCTCCGCTTTTGCAGCCGAAACTATACACACAGATTTAACGAAACTCGACGCCTGATCCAGCCAACCGCCGGCGTCTGGTAGGATGCCGGAATCAAGTAGACTCGCCGATTGCACTATGCGTATATGCTCACGTTTAACCATGCTGTATGGACACCTTTTTATATAGTCTTTATCGCCCTTTAACTTCGTCCAATATCGCTCGTCGCCGTCTTCCGTACATCCGTAATCGCGTTTCTCTTCGTCCGTACAATTCGGACACGGCCGTTTCAACTCGCCCTCGGATATGGCAACGGCCATCTTTAGTTTTTTGCATCGTCGTCCGACACATTTGTTGTACCCCAAATTGCATTTGATAGCTGTGTACGCTGCACCGTTGTCAGCCTCAGCATCATCCTGTCAGGAATGCAATGTTCGAAAACCTGATCTTTTATCCCGGCATCAACGCCGCCCATGTTTGTCCAGCCAATAAGACCGGCACGCAGAAGTTTGTAATTTACCGTGCCAACAGGAAACCCGCCTTTGTCGGAGTTCTGACCCAAGATATCCTCTATCTCATTTGTCGCACGTTGCGTCAATGGCCGGAGCCGAAAAACAGTCTGCTCTTCCTTTGGCAGTTTTTTATCCTCTTCTAAAATGAAATCGAACTCTTCGCGTACCGATTGAGCAATCATTGTTTGGGCCTCCTGTAATCGTTGATATTATTCATAATCGTTAAAATTATTCGTGTGTTATTGTCAACTCGTCGTCGTCGCCACCAGCAGTTCGCAGTTTAAAATCACAATTAAAAGTAGCTACTCCGTCTCTGTCACCATTTGTAATGCCGAGTACTTGTAGCTTATCGGCAGTCATTGTAACTTTATTACCCGCCGTAGCGCCTAAGGTTGTGGTTATTGATCCGGCCGTCGGTGTTGTGAGGTGAGTGTAAAAGGCCTGCGCTGCAACCAACACCGCGTCAAGATCAATGCTGCCAGCAGGATCACGATCACTAATAATAGCATGAGACAAACCATTGGTTGCATTTGCGTCCTCGCGTAGCACGTTGGCGCAATTCAAATCTAATGTGAATGTACTGAAAACCGCGTCATTCCAGGCGCCGTCAATGTTGAACGCTGTGCTGGAGTTCTTGAAAACCGGAGGAATGCCTGTGTCGTAGCTCAGCGTTGACAACATTGCTGCGTCTGTAATTGAACTATGAATTCCAACAAAGGTGAAATTCATATACGCGACTTGGTTTGCATTCATTTCAAACGAAACATTACCGCGTGCGCCGTAGCAGATATAACACAGCCCGTCATTATAAACCGCTATTGTCAGCGTTTCGGAATCGGCCTCGGCTGACTTTAATGTGTAGTCAATGTCGCCGGTGTTGATCGTCTCCGCAAAACCACAACCTTGCAACAACGTTCCCCACTTCGGCGCCGTGGTTGCGATACCGGACCCCTTCATTTCACAACGACAGGTCACCGTTGCAATCTGTGCCCCCGGTATACTTTCATACTTCGAGAACGTCGAACGTAGTGGATCGCGTACAATCTCCTCTGTCCCCAAACTGTACTCGATATCCTCAGCCAGGATTGCGACGTCGGCGTTTGTGATAGTTTCTATCGTGCCCTTCGTCGCCTCCACACTGACAATCATTTGTTTTTTCCGTGCCAGTAAAACCATAAAAACCTCCGACGCCTCACGGCGTTGTAAAACGCTCAACCTCCCGGTTGTGCTTGGTTAAATTAAATACCTGTGTATGGATCGCCTTCAACATGTCTGTAATTAATTAAAACGTCAATCTCACAATTACCCTCTGGTTGCATGTCCTCGCTAATAAATTTCCGCACTGCCTGGATCTTCGTGTCATATGCCAAGTCATTGCGAGAGATATCAACACTCAACGCCTTTTCAACGTCAGCCGCCAGTTGGTCAATTGCGTCCGCTGTGTCGTC